CCCTATCTACTAACTACATTACCGACTTCAACTTCCTGAACCAGTATCTTCCTGATACTTACGAGAAAGAATTTGAGCGTTACGGTAATCGTACTATCTCTTCTTTCTTGCGTATGGTTGGCGCCGAAATGCCATCAAACTCAGATATGATCAAATGGGCTGAACAAGGCCGTTTGCACATTAAGTACATCAACTGTACTACATCTGTTTTGACTACAGCCGATACTGCAACTTTCACTATCAATGACGTATTGGTTCCTAACCGTGCTGCTATTGGTTTGACTGCTGGTACTATCGCTTTGCGTATTGGACAAACTGTTGTAATCACTCCTAACGTTGCTGGTCCTACTCAGAACAAAGGTATCATTACCGGTACAAACCCAACCGCCGGTACTATCGATGTTGCCTTCTACGAAGCAGCCGGTATGACCAACGCCTTGGCTACTAACACTTTCACTATCTTCATCTACGGTTCTGAATTCAAAAAAGGAACTAACGGAATGCAAGGTTCTTTGGAAGCAGAAGATGAAATCTTCGACAACAGCCCTATCATCATCAAGGACAAGTATGCTGTATCTGGTTCTGACATGGCTCAGATCGGATGGATTGAAGTTACTACTGAAAACGGAGCATCTGGTTTCTTGTGGTACTTGAAGTCTGAGCACGAGACTCGTTTGCGTTTCGAAGATTACTTGGAGACCGCTATGATTGAAGCAGTTCCTGCCGTTAGCGGATCAGGTGCTGTTGCTGCTGGTTTCAAAGGTTCTGAAGGTGTGTTCTATGTTGTGAACGACCGTGGAAACGTTTGGGGCGGTGGTAACCCAACCACTTTGGCTGACTTCGATTCTATCGTTTCTCGTTTGGACAAACAGGGATCTATCGAAGAGAACGTAATCTTCGTAAATCGTGATTTCAGTTTCGACATCGACGATATGTTGGCTACCTTGAATGGTTACAATGGATCAGGTGCTTCTAACGCTGCCTCTTTCGGTTTGTTTGAGAACGACGTGAACATGGCATTGAACCTTGGGTTCAGCGGATTCCGTCGTGGTTATGACTTCTACAAGACAGATTGGAAATACCTAAACGATCCTACAATGCGTGGTGGTTTGACTTCATCTACTACAGGTGCAAGTACTGCAAACGTTATCACTGGATTGTTGGTTCCTGCTGGTTCTACAACTGTTTACGATCAGGTGTTGGGTAAGAACGCCAAGCGTCCTTTCTTGCACGTTCGTTACAGAGCAACTGCTACAGAGGATCGTCGTTATAAGACTTGGATCACAGGTTCTGCCGGTGGTGCTGCTACTAGCGACTTGGATGCTATGGAAGTTAACTTCTTGTCTGAGCGTTGTGTATGTACCTTGGGTGCTAACAACTTCGTATTGTTCCGTTACGGTGCTTAATCACTAACGAAATAAAAAAGTTGATTCATTTAATCTGGAGAGTGCTGGCAACGGCGCTCTCCTTTTTAAAAAGTAAAAAATCATATCAAATTATATCATGAAAAAACACGCAACACCCGTAGACAAAGTCTACAAACTAATTCACTCATCTCCCCTTTCATTTACTATTCCCTCAAGGAGTACTAGGAGATTCCCATTATTGTGGTTTGATGAAGACCAAAATACTAACCGCCCATTGAGGTATGCGATAAACCAAAAGAGCCCATTCGAGGATGAGCAAGATGGTAATCCACTCATTGAGCCTGTGATATTCGAAGATGGTATGCTTCGTGTTCCAAAGAACAACCCAGTCCTTCAGCAGTTTTTGTATTATCATCCGATGATGAACACCGTATTTGCGGAAGTAAACCACGAGAAAGATGCTCAAGCGGAAGTACAATTCTTGAATGAAGAAGTGGATGCTTTGATTGAAGCACGTTCACTAACCATCGATCAATTGGAAAATGTATCTCGAGTTTTGTTTGGTAAAGACCCATCGGTCGTGAGTACTGCCGAATTGAAAAGAGATGTATTGATTTACGCCAAGCAAGATCCAAGAGGATTCTTGAACTTGATCAATGATCCAATGTTGAAACTAGAGTCCAATGTACGCAAGTACTTTGACGGAAAAGTTTTGACTTTTAGAAACGGAAACAAGGAAGTTTGGTTCAACACTCCTTCAAGCAAGAAGAAGATGATCAACATTCCTTTCGGATCAGATCCCTACGTTGAGGTTACTTTGTACCTACAGACCGACGAAGGTATTGATGCATTGAAACTTCTAGACAAGAGTCTAGAGATGATCTAATAAACTTTATTTCTTATCAATCAGAGGGGGCAAACGCTCCCTCTTTTTTTTTGTTTATCTTTGCTTTAAACAATAACATGATTAATGAAGTAAGAAATACCGTGTTGTCCATATTGAATAAGAACAATTACGGATATATATCTCCATCAGACTTCAACTTGTTTGCTAGTCAAGCGCAGATGGAATTGTACGAAGAGATGTTCTCTGCCTACAATAAAATCATTACGATGGAGAACAGGCGCGAGTCTGGTACTGACTATGCAGACATGAAGAGAACCTACGAAGAAGCGATTGAACTTTTTATTTCCAACAATCCCCTTCAGAACTTTGCAGGTAGCGTGTTCTTACTACCAAGCACAATTACTACTGGTGACGAGTACTACATGATAGTAAAGATTATATGCTATCCAACGGTGCTAGATAGTGGAGCCAATACTTCTGTGGTATCTTTTCAGTTGGTTGATAGTGGTGCTACTTTCACGACAGCAGGGATTGTTGCCGGAGATGTAGTAGTTAATACCACCACAAATACAGTGGCCAATGTAGTATTGGTTTCGAGCAACACAGTTTTGTTGTTGGACAATAACATATTCACCACCACCCCTGCTAACTTCTTGGTATTAAAAGCAAGCGCAGCAGTGGAGGCAGAGAAGTTGACGCAATCAAAATCAACATTGTTGAACACGTCAATGCTCACAGCCCCATCAACTTTATTCCCTGCGTACACACAGCAGGCCAATGTAATGACAATCACACCTGTGAGTTACAAGGTTCCGGGCCAAGTGATTGCTAACTACTTCAGATACCCATTCGTTCCAAAGTGGACATACATTAGTTTGGCAGGTGGTGAGCCTGTATTCGATCAGACGCAACCCGACTACCAAGATTTTGAATTGTCTCCCGACTATGAGTACAAGTTGGCTACCAAGATATTGGAATACGCCGGTATGTCTATCAGAGAGACTGAGGTGGTTCAATTCGGAATGACACAACAAGCCCAACAACAACCATAAACCATGGCTTATATATCCCAATATCAATACTACGAAAACAGCGGTGCTACTCCAGAGAATGAGAACTGGGGCTCATACCAATATGTAAGTCTACAAGATATCGTCAAGAATTTTCAGTTGATGTATGCGGGCAACCACTCACTAGTCAACAATGAGGAGCGGTATCGGATACTATTCCACGCAAAGAGAGCGGTGCAAGAGTTGAACTACGATGCATTCAAGGAGATTAAAGTCCTTGAACTTACCGTTGGTAGTAACTTGAGGTACATTCTCCCTAGCGATTTTGTCAATTGGGTACGCATTTCTTTGTTCAGAGATGGTCTATTGAGACCAATGACAGAGAACGTTCAGATACTTTCTTCTAGCGCTTACTTGCAAGATAGCAAAGCCAACATCTTATTCGATCAGAACGGGAATATCTTACAACCACAGAACTCTCAGATAGACATGGAGCGCTTGAAGGGAACCAAGAAGAACATCTACTTGAATCCGGGCGGAATGTTTGACGGGCAAGAGGGATGGAACATCGATGGCAATTGGTATTTTGACTATGGCATTGGCGCGCGCTTTGGATTAGAAACAGAGGTAGCAAACTTCAACCCAACATTCGCCATCGACAAGAAGGCTGGTGTAATCAACTTCAACTCTGACATGTCAGACCAACAATGTATCGTTGAGTATGTGTCAGACGGCATGGAGAACGGAGACGATTCTTTGATCACCGTAAATAAGTTGTTCGAAAAATATGTGTATGCCTACATTCAGTACGAGATACTCAGTTCTAAGTTGGGCGTACAAGAGTATGTTGTGGCTAGAGCAAGAAAAGAAAAGTCTGCATTACTTAGAAACGCAAAAATAAGATTGAGCAACATTCATCCCGGCAGACTATTGATGAGTCTTCGTGGTATGGACAAGTGGATAAAGTAACATGGCGAACACTACAAGGAATTTCATAGCAGGTAAAATGAATAAGGCCGTCGATGAACGCCTTATTCCTGATGGGCAATATATCGATGCTCTCAATGTTCGTATGGGTGCCACTGAGCAATCAGAGATAGGTGTCATAGAGAACACCAAGGGCAATACATCTTTGACCGCTTTGACCTATATAGATGGCACGCCATTAAGCGCGGATGCGAGATGCATAGGATCACTTGCTGATGGAGAGAAAGAAACTATCTATTGGTTTATCCATGACTCCAACTTCCCAGTTGGTGCCACCGGC